CCGTCGCGTGTTTCTCGGCAAGTTTTTCCATAGGGGGGTCTGGAGGTCTGGGCACATGGGTAAGAGAGGGCCAACGCCGACGCCATCGGAGACATTGAAACGGCAGGGGCGGTACAGGCCGGATCGGCGGAAATGCGAACCGGAGGCGCCGGCGGCGAACGCCAGGAAGCCGGCGTGGATCAAAGGGCTGGCCGCCAAGCACTGGAAGCAGATCGCGCCGCTGCTGATCGACGCCAAGTTGTTGACGGTGCTCGACACGGTCGCCTTGGGGTTGCTGTGCGACGCGCTGGCCGAGTACCTGGAGGCCGGCGAGATCGTCGAGGCGGCGGCTAAGGACGGCGTGAAATTCATTGCGACAACCGACAAGGGCAACGTGATCCAGCATCCGGCCGTCGGCGTCCGCAACAAGGCGTGGGAGCGGGTCGTCAAACTCGCTCGCCAGTTCGGCATGACGCCGTCGGCCAGGGCCGGGATGGCGATCGCCAACGCGGCGGATGAGCAGCGGGACCCGCTGCTGACACTCCTCCATGAGCGGATGAGCAGGAATTGACCGAAACGATCGAGCTACTGCCGGACGCGACGAACGCCGAACCGATGGCCCGGTTCGCCGCGTACATCGAGGCTGTGCGGTCGGGCGAGATCGTCGCCTGCCGGTACGTCCGCCAGGCGGTCGACCGGCACGTTCGCGACATGGAGAGCGGCGGCGAGCGAGGGCTGTGGTTCGACGCCGACGAGGCCGATGCGTCGATCCGGTTCATTGAGTGCCTGAAGCACTCCAAGGGTGAATGGGCCGGGTCGAATCTGCACCTGGCTCCGTGGCAGTGCTTCATCATCGGCTCGATCTTCGGCTGGAAGAACTCCGACGGCACGCGACGATTTAGAACCGCCTATGAGGAGGTGGCGCGGAAGAATGGAAAGTCAACAACCGCGGCCGGTATCGGCCTGAAGCTGTTCATTTTCGACGATGAGCCTGGAGCGGAGGTCTACACCGCGGCGACCAAGCGCGATCAGGCCAAGATCGTCCACGAGGAGGCCAAGCGGATGGTCCGCAAGTCGGTCCTCCGCGACGTGGTGACGATCCTCCGCGACAACATGCTCTACGGCGATTCGATCTACCGGCCGCTGGGGGCTGACGCGGACACGCTCGACGGCTTGCACCTGCACGGTGCGATTGTCGACGAGATGCACGCGCACAAGACGCGGGACCTTTACGACGTGCTCGACACGGCGACCGGCTCCCGGCGGCAATCGATGCTGTTCATCATCACGACCGCAGGCGAAGGCGGCGACCGTGAAAGCATCTGCTGGGAATTGCGGAGCTACACGACCAAGGTGCTCGACGGAATCATCGAGGATGACACCTGGTTCGGCGTAATTTTCACTCTCGACGATGGAGACGACTGGACGGACGAAACCACCTGGATCAAGGCGAACCCAAACCTGGGCGTCTCGGTCAGCCTCGATGACCTCAAACGCAAGTGCAAGAAGGCGCAGGAGACGCCGGCATCGCAGAACAATTTTCGCCGCAAACATACCAATGAGTGGGTGGAATCCGATCAGGCGTGGCTGCCGGCCGGACTCTGGGACAGCAACGCCGGCGGCGCCTGGTACGACGACGCGGGGCTGAAGCAGGAGATCCGCGACCGTCTCCGCGGCCGGCCGTGCTGGATTGGCGGCGACCTGTCGAGCGTCGACGATCTGACCGGGATCGTCGCCGTCTTTCCGGCCGACGATGGGTTCTATGACGTGATCCCGTTCGGTTGGTGTCCGCGGGAAAATGCTATCGGCCGCGAGCGCGACCACCGGGTGCCGTATACGGCTTGGGCGGCTCGCGGCCAGATCTTCCTGACCGAGGGCAATTCGGTCGATTACGACGCGGTCCGCGCGCTGCTCTGCCGGATGCGCGACGAGTGGCAGTGGGACATTCAAGAGATCAACATGGACCCGCACAACGCTCGCTACGTGTTCACCAAGCTCGTTGACGAGGACCAGTTTCCCGAGACGGTCGTGCTGGAGCACCGGCAGGGGTACATCTCGATGAACGATCCCATCAAGCAGACGCAAAAACTCCTGCTCGACGGCAAGCTGAGGCACGGCGGCCACCGGCCGCTCGCCTGGTGCGTCTCGAACGTCGTAACGCGCGTCGATCCGGCGGGGAACATCAAATTTGACAAGGCCCGCGCGGCCGAGAAGATCGACCTGGCGGTGGCGCTCGTGATGGCCGCCGGCCGAGCCGTATCGCGGCCGGATGAGACGAGCGTCTACGAGCGGCGCGGGCTGCTGAGTGTGTGAGGACGGAAGCATGGCATACATGATCCTGGTGGCGATGGCGGCGGGACTGGCGGCGATTACGACGGGGCTGTGGATGGCCTGGCCGCCGCTGGCGCTGGTGTTCGCTGGGACGGTCCTCTGCACGATGGCGGTCGCGGCCTACGGCGGCAAGGAGAAACGCTGATGCGATTGCTCGATACGATCATGGCGCCGTTCGCGGCCTTTCCGTTCGCGTTCCGCGCGGAGGCGTCCGACCTCAAGACTCCCAGGCAGTGGCTGATCGACTGGGTCCGCGGCGGGTCGAGCGATTCGGGCGTCTCGATCACCGCCGACTCGGCGATGACTCTGGCGACGATCTGGCAGGCCGTGACCGTGCTGGCCGGCGACGTCGGCCAGTTGCCGCTGAACGTCTACCGCAGGACCGGCGACGACGACCTCGACAAGGAGGTCGACCGCGCGCACCAGGCGTTCACACTCGTCCGCCACCGGCCGAACCCGGCAATGAGCTGGCAGGACTTCGCCGAGGTGATGATGGCCTACGCGCTGCTCTGGGGCAACGGCGTGGCGGAGATTCAATGGGACCGCGGCAGCCGGCCGATCCGCCTCACGCCGCTGTTGCCGGACAGGACCGAGGCGCACTGGGACAACGGCGTGCTCTGGTATGTCACGCGGCAAGGCAAGAACCGGGAGGACCTGGCGAGTTATCGCAAGATCAGGGCTCGCGACGTGCTCCACATCCGCGGCCTGTCTTCGGACGGATCCTGGGGGATGAGCGTGATCTCGAAGGCGAGAAACTCCTGGGGGTTGGGACTCGCGCAGGAAAAGTACGCCAACAAGTTTTTCTCGAATCACGCGATGCCGACCGGGACGCTGGAATACCCCGGAAGGTTCCGCGATGAGGATACGCTGAAGCGGATTCGGTCCGACTGGAAGAGCCTGCACGAGGGTCTGGACAACGTCGGCCGCGTGGCGATCCTCGAAGAGGGGATGAAGTTCAACCCGATGTCGTTCAACAACCGCGACTCGCAGTGGCTTGAGGGGCGAAAGTTTCAGCGGGGCGAAATTGCCAGTTGGTTCAATCTGCCCCCACACAAGGTCGGGGACCTCGAGCGCGCGACGTTCACCAACATCGAGGAGCAGAACCGAAGCTACCTGCAAACCTCGCTGATGCGCTGGCTGGTCAAGTGGCAGGTCGAGTGCCGCGAGAAACTGCTGACCGACGAGCAGAAGGCGGAGGACTCGCATTTCTTCGAGTTCAACGTGGCGGCCCTGCTCCGCGGCGACATCAAGAGCCGCTACGAGGCATACCAGATCGGCCTTGGCGGTGCGCCGTTCCTCACGCAAAACGAGGTCCGGCGATTCGAGTCGATGCCGGGTGTCGACGGCGGCGACGAAATCCGCAACCCACTCAACATGGACGATCCAGGCGGCGCGGACAATGAGGAGCGGCAGCCGGCGGACAGCGGCGAGGATGGCGTGGCGCAGAACGCGACGCGGGAGGCATTCCGCGTGCAATTACGCTACTGGGCCGACGTCGAGGCGAAACGCATCAGGCATGAGGCGGCCGATCCGAAACGATTCACTGACTGGCTCGATCGGTTCTACGGCGACGGCCAATGGGTCGCCAGGCTCCGCGACCACTTGGTTCCCTGGGGCAAGGCGGACCTCGCGGAGACCTGGTGCCGCCGGTCTCAAGAAATTCTCGACCTGGTCGTGAGCACGGCCACGCCGGCGGAGTTGGCCGCGGCGATCGAAGAGTCGCTGGCCGAGTGGCCGGCGCGGGTCGATGCGGCGGTACGAGAGGCATTTCCACAGGAGGCGAAAGCATGAAGCGAGCGAAATGGCATGTCCGCAACGAGGCACGTGAGGCCGAGGTCTGGCTCTACGATGAGATCGGCGAGGACTGGTGGGGCGATGGGATTTCCGCCAAGGCGTTCATCGAGGACCTGATGGCGCTGCCATCCTCGGTTGAGACGATCGTCGTCAGGATCAACTCCCCAGGGGGCGACGTCTTCGAGGGGTTCGCGATGTACCAGGCATTACTCAGGCATCGCGCCAAGATCGTCACCGCGATCGACGCCCTGGCCGCTTCGGCCGCCTCGGTCGTGGCGATGGCCGGCGACGAGATCAACGCGGCGACCACCTCGATGGTCATGGTCCATGACCCCTGGTCGATCGGGATCGGCAACGCGGAGGATTTCCGCCAGCTCGCCGACACCCTCGACCAGGTGACCGAGTCGATCGTGGCAGCCTACGCCAGGCGCGA